TAAGCATTGCTTGTTTAGCTGCTCGTCGTCTTGCTTCTGCTATACGTGCATCACGTATGCGTCTACGTTCTAGCATCATATCTTCGTAGAATTGACTTTGGCCTGAGTACAACAAGAACTCTCGGAGTTCTTTTTCTAATTGCATAGTTTTGTGTTTTGCTGCTGTAATTTCAAGTGCTTGTGCTTCTACACTAGTGCCACTAAAAAGTCTCTTAACTTTAGAACCTTCTTTGTGTTCAACACTTGCTTCTGCTATACTTTCTTTTGCATCAAAGAATTTACCAAATGCACTTGCAACGTCTTGGGCTTCTCGCCCCATTTCTATTGCACGTTTAATACCATTGTAAGCAGATGTTGCCATACTTACTGCGGCTGCAATTTCTACCATACCTACGCCCTCGTGGGTACTAGTAATACATTGAGCCCTCAATGTATAATCATATTTATATACTTTAGTCATAAAAATAGGGCCCGTAGGCCCTATTTTATTTTTACTATAAAGCTAAACTTAGCTAAAGCTTACGTTGCCTGAATCAACTGCAACTGCTGCTAAGTAGTCTGCTGCGTTACCTAGAGATGAAGCAGTATTTGAAAGCTCAACATATCCATAACGTGTCATGAATGATACTGTTGGCTCAAATGTGCCTGGATCTAGGACAACACCTGAACTCATTAGTGGGATATATGGGCAGTAGAACGCTGCTGCGTCTGACTCTGAAGAACCCTTATAACCAACAAGTACGTTAGCATTGTCAGCAGCATATGTGTTAACATATACTTTCATTGCGTTGTTTAGTGTACCAACCATCTTAGTGTTAGTTGGAGCTTCAAACGCACCTTCTGTTGTGCGAGCGAACGCTGAAGTAGTTGCTGACTGTAGAATTGTTAGCGCGAATGGCGAAACAACTGCCCAGTTACCAGCACCACGACGTGTACGCTGTGCAATCAAGTTTGATGCTCTGTTGATTTGAACTGCAAGTGCTGCATGTTCGTCACCAACAAATGTAGCTGTACCTGAAACTGCTGCTTGATCATAAGTTTCAACTGTAGTTGCTAGTGCACCTAGTGAAGCTAGAACTTCTTGATCGATTTCAGCGGTAATTTCTTGTGCTAGAGCAGCCATAATTTCTGCTTCAACATCGATACCATGCTGTGATTGTGCGTCCTGTGCACCCTCAAATGTCCAGCGAGCTGACAACTTACGTGTCTTAGCTTCAACTGTCTGCTTGAGGATCTGGATGCTTAGTTGGTTACCAGCTTCACCTTCAAGTGCTGCTGTAGCTGCACCTTTAGCAGTTGTAGTGTTACCTGAATATGCTTCAGCAATTTTGAATGGGCTTAGAGCTTCTTCACCTGCTGTTGCACCAGATGCACCAGTACCCGCTGTGTCTGAATAACGAACACGTAGAGTATGGATTTGACCAACTGGACCAGTCATTGGTTGTACACCAACTAGTTCATTTGCAATAACTGTTGGCATCACACGTCTGATTACTGGAAGAATCACACGGTTTAGTGTTGCAACGTTACCTGCAGAAGTTGCACCTGCGGATGCAGTCTCTGACAAGTACTTACGAGTGTTTTCTAGCGTAGCAGCCATAACAGACTTCTTGTTGCCTTGCAAGCCTTCAAGAAGAGCAGTTTTGGTGTCCTGCCAGCGGCTTTCTAATAGTTCTGACATCATTATCTCCTTAATTTAATCCAGCAAGACGCTTAATGTCAACAACATTGTTGTCTGTTTCGTCTGCTTTGGTTTGTGTCAATGTTTCTGTGCGGTTGCCTGTAACCTCTGTGCCTTCTGTAATTACTGCCTTACGCTTTGCTGGAGTATTTCCATCAATTACTGATGGTAAGTACTTATCAAATTGTTTTTGTAAACGATCAGTTTGTACTGATTCCAGTAAGTCTGTCATAATCTCTTTTTGCTCTTTAGATAAAGGAGCAATCAAGCTATTAATAGTTTTATCTCTAGCAACTGATTCTTCAAGACGCTGTTTTTCAGCTGCTTTAGATTCTGCTAGTTCTTTTGCTTTTGTTGCAAATGCTTTTGCTTCTGCAAGTTGCTTGTCTTTTGCGTCAAGAACTTTAAGAAGTTTAGCAGTTTCTGATTTTTCGTTTAGATAACTAGTACCATATTCTGCTGCAAATGCTTCAAATATTTTACGACCAAAGTCGTTTTTACGTGCTGTGTCAATATCTTCTTTAAGAGCATTCATTTCTCTCTTAAGTTGGTCACCGACCATTTCAGATACTGCTGTAGCACTTCTTTCGATAAAGTCTTTTTTGACCTTAGCAAAGTGTGTTTTAGCTTCGCGTACTAGACGTACTTTTGTTTCGGCTAAATCTTTTTTATCTTCATAAAATTCTGCAATTTCATTTGATAGAGCGTCTACTACAAACTCTTCTAGCTTGGCATAGTTTTCAGCCATTGCTACTTTGTCTGCACGTAGTTCAGAAATTTCTGATTGTAGCTGTTCTACAACAAAATTCTTAAGAAGATCTGCATTTTCACGCTGAGCTACGGCAAATTTTGCTTTTGCTTCAGCTAGTTGCTTACGGTCTTCTTGGAATTCAATAATTTCTGCTTCGAGGCGCTCAGAAAGCATTGTATCAATTGCTTCTACCATTGTTTGCTTATCATGCTCATACTTCTGTGCGAATTCTTCGCGAAGATCAGCAGTTGCAGCACGGCGGTTTTCAGCAACTTTGCTTTCCCAAGCTTCTTCAATTTGTGCTCTGATCTCTTCTGAAACTACATCGTTTTCGAAAAGTGTTTTCAGTGCATCTATCATTACTTTCTCCTAGTTTATTGGAGTTTGTTGATTATGTTAATCAACGATTCCTTAAGATACTTCTGTGCCTTTGTATCATGTTTAGTTGCCTGTGCTAATTCGTATGCCTTCATCCCGCCGCGAACGTTCATTAAATGTTCGTATATTGGTGTAGGATATGCACCAGGGGCGCTGGGCTGTGCCACAACGTCCACGGTGATTATTTCAAAATCTGAGACAACATTATTGCCGTCTTCTGATACGTTACCAGAGCCCCTTGATGAAACACCAAGTTTTACACCATTTTCTAGCATAGTGCGCACTAGTTGTCCCATAGGGGTTGGTAAGATCTTTAGTTTTCCGTAACCGTTTGGTCCATCCATCCACATTTCTGTAATCATATGGCTTACACGGTCTAAGTTTATATTAAGTCCTTCTGGATGATCAACTTCGCCGAGAACACTAAATCCGTTCGAGCATTGATCGTTGAGAGTTTTGACAGCCCTGCCGATTTCATTTACAGGATACACTCGTTGATTAGCGTTGCGAACGTCACCTTGGATACAAATACCTTTCATATAAAGATCTTTGCCTTCGTTTGCGTTCTCAAGCACAATTTGTGCTTGATCAAATGTCAAATGCTCTCGTAAGTTTTTCATTCAGTTTTCCTTACGTTTTTAGCTACCGATAGTTGATTTTTTATCAGCTGCTTGCTCAGGCTTGCCTTTTTTCTCTGCACCGTGTCCTGGCTCATTTTTGCCAGCTTTTGCTGCTTTGCCGCCTGGTACATTGACGTTACCTGCTGAGTCTTCTTTAGGTGCACTTGCTCCTGTGCCTTTTTCGTCAACACTTTCGCCTTGTGCAATATTGCCTGCAGTACCGCCCATGTCATTTTTACCAGCTACTGCTGACTTAGTGTTTGCACCGTTGTCACCCATTGTTGCTGATACTTTTTCTACATACTCACGCATTTGTTCGCCTGCGCTTTTTGGTTCTTTTGACTCTTCAACTTCTTCCTCTGAAGCTTCTTCAACTTCTTCGTCTGCTGCTTCGTCTACTTCTTCGTCTGATGCTTCTTCAACTTCTTCATCTGCTTCAAATGCAAATGCTTCTTCCTCTGGCTCTTCTTCGCCTTCGTCGTCGCCTTCGTCACCAGCCATCATTTTTTCAAATTCTGCTTTTAGGTCTTCTAGCGCATCTTCTAGGTCTTCAACACGATCTTCCATATCGCCTTCTTCACCTTCGCCTTCTTCACCTTCTTCGTCATCCATGCCTAGATCAGCCATCATGTCGTCTGCTGGATCACCACCCATGTCGTCGTCTGCTTCTACTTCAAAGCTATCAAGATCAAAGTTTTCTTCAACTTCGTCATCTGACTCGTCTACTTCTTCGTCTGTTGCTTCGTCTAGGTCGTCTTCTGACTCATCTACTTCTTCGTCAGCAGCTTCTTCAACTTCTTCATCAGTTGCTTCTTCTACGTCTGCTTCGTCTTCTAGTAATGACTCATAAATATCACGTGACTTTTCTACTACAATCTCGTGAAATAATTCTTGTGCTGCTTCCTTGTCTTCGTTGACAAGAAGCTCTAGCATCTTCTCAAATTTTGTTGTATCTGACATTTTTTACTCCTATAAATTGTGAACACACCAGAGGTGTGGGGCTGTCATTATATATTTAACAAAGATGTTAAAAAACCGGCGAAAATAGGCTCAAAATGACTAAAAAAATTTAAAATTAGTCTAAAGTGTAAATTTCTTTAAATTTTTCTACTGAAATATGTTTTAAATTATTTAATTTAGTCAGTTCTTTTGGTACAAAAGAAAATTCATCATCCATAACTCTAATAAATTCTATGTCTTTGTTACTGTCGATTACAGCAACAGTTTGCTTCAACCAGTTGTTGTAATAGGTTGCTTTATCTGTGCTTTTCTTATAATTAGGAGTGTCTGCATACATATTATTAACAAGTGTATTGTTTACACCTATATAATCAAATCCTAAAATATAAATTTTATTATATTTCTTTTGTTCACATGCTAAGAATAATG